GTACGAGCCGGTGCATTCGCCGGTTTTCATCCGCAACCCCGTCTACGGGACGCGGTGCAGCACCGTGGTGACGGTGGATGCGGAGGGGCGCGGGCGGATCGCCGAGCGGCGCTTCCATGCCGACGGGGCACCCGCGGGCGAGACGCTGTTGCGCTTTCACTGGCCGTGAGGGCATGAGGCGCGGATGACTGGATACGAGCTGTGACTCCGCGCGAACTGATCGATGTGGCCGAGGTGCCGGGCGGCGATCCGCTGCGGCTGTTCCGGCGGGGCGGCGATTTCATGATCGTGCTCGACCGCAACGAGCTGATGTCGAGCCGGATGAGCGGGTCGGAAGAGGCGCTGGCGGAGATGACGCTGGCGCGGCTGGCGGCGCCGGCTTCGGCGCGGCTGCTGATCGGCGGCTATGGCATGGGCTTCACGCTGCGCAAGGCGCTGGCGCTGATGGGGCCGGGGGGCAAGGCGGTGGTCGCCGAGCTGGTGCCCAAGATCATCGACTGGGCGCGCGGACCAATGGCCGAGCTGGCCGCCGGATGCCTGGACGATCCGCGGACCGAGATTGTGATGGGCGATGTCGGTGCGGCGATTACGCGCGGGCGGGGGACCTATGATGCGATCCTGCTCGACGTCGACAACGGGCCGGACGGGCTGACCCGGCTGGCGAACGACAAGCTCTACACGTTCGACGGGCTGCGCGCGGCGCGAGCGGCGCTGAAGCCGGGCGGGGTACTGGCGGTGTGGTCGGCGGGCCCCGACGACCGCTTCCGGCGGCGGATGGGCGAGGTCGGGTTCGAGGTGGAGGAAGTGGCGGTGCGCGCGCGCCAGAACGGCAAGGGGCCGCGCCACGTGATCTGGTTCGGCCGCAAGCACTGACGCGCGCGGACTCAAGACAAGCGAGGTAGGTTCATGAACTGGTTCGGGCGAAAGTCCGGGCGCGATGCGTCGCGTCCGGTGTTGACGCGTGCGCATGGCGGGGCAGCGATGCTCGGCGAATGGCCGCAAAGCTATGAGGCACAGGTGCGCGAGGGCTATTGCGCGAATCCGGTGGCGCAGCGGGCGGTGAAGATCATCGCCGAGAGCGCGGCCGATGCGCCGGTCGAGGCATCGGACCCGGCGCTGCTGGCGCTGGTGGTGGCGCGGACGCAGGGGCAGGAGCTGATTGCGACGCTGGCGGCGCAGTTGCTGCTGCACGGCAATGCCTTTGTCCAGGTCCTCGGTGATGGCGCCGGCGGGATCGCCGAGCTGTTCGCGCTGAGGCCGGAGCGGATTTCGCTCGAGACCGATGCGGGCGGCTGGCCCGCCGCCTATCGCTACCGCGTCGGCGGGAGCGTGAGCCGGATCGCGGCGGAGGACGCGGCGGGCAAGCCGCAGGTGATCCACCTCAAGGCATTCAGCCCGGTAGACGATCATTACGGGCTGGGATGCCTGGGCGCGGCGAGCGGCGCGATCGCGATCCACAACGCCGCGACGCGCTGGAACAAGGCGCTGCTCGACAATGCCGCGCGGCCCTCGGGCGCTCTGGTCTATGACCCCGGCGACGGGAGCGCGCTGGCGCCCGCACAGTTCGAACGGCTGAAGGCCGACATGGAGGCGGCGTTCTCGGGCGCCGCCAATGCGGGGCGGCCGATGCTGCTCGAGGGCGGACTCAAGTGGCAGGCGATGAGCCTGAGCCCGGCCGACATGGATTTCGTCGGCCTCAAGGCCGCGGCGGCGCGCGAGATCGCGCTGGCGTTCGGGGTGCCGCCGATGCTGATCGGCCTGCCCGGCGACAACAGCTATGCCAATTATCGCGAGGCCAACAAGGCGGTGTGGCGGCTGACGATCCTGCCGCTCGCCGAGAAGATCCTGACCGAGCTGGCGCAGGGGCTGATCGGCTGGTTTCCCGACGCGTGGTTGCGCGTCGAAATCGACAAGGTGCCGGCGATGGCCGAGGACCGCGAGCGGCTGTGGAGCAGCGTCGGCGCGGCGGATTTCCTGACCCATGAGGAGAAGCGTGCGATGGTGGGGCTCGACCGATGAACGCGCCGGTCAATGGCAGCCTGCTCGCGCAGCTGATCGCGCAGGGCGCGGCCGAGGGCGCGGACCTGGCGACCTTGCGCGCGATCGCGGAAGAGGCGGGCGAGCTGGGCGCGAGCCGTGCGTTGACGCGGCTGGGCCTCGACGATCCGCAGGCGGCCAAGGACATGGGCGATCTGCGCGAGCTCCTCGGCGCATGGCGCGACGCCAAGCGATCTGCGGTCAAGGCGGTGGCGGAATGGGTGGTGCGGCTACTGCTCGCGCTGGTGATCCTGGGGCTGGCGGTGAAACTTGGTTTCTGGGGACTGGGGAAATGAACCGCCAGAGAAGCCTCCTCCACCCCTCCTCTGAAGGGGAGGGGCGATCCGTCCGGTTCGCGGGCTATGCCGCGGTATTCGACACGCCCGATCGGGGTGGCGACGTGATCCGCAAGGGCGCGTTCGGTGCGCGGGTGCGGCGGGTGCCGTTGCTGTGGCAGCATCGCGGCGAACCGGTCGGGATGATCGAGACGATCGGCGAGGATACGCGCGGGCTGCGCGTGACCGGGCGGGTCGATGCGCCGGACCTTGCCGCGATGGTGGCGAAAGGGGCGGTGACGGGGTTGAGCTTCGGATACCGGGTGCGCGACGCGCGGCACGGACGGTGGCGCGAGCTGAATGCGCTGGAGTTGTGCGAGGTCAGTCTGGTGGCGCGGCCGATGCAGGCGCTGGCGCGGGTGCATGCGGTGGCGGAAGGCACATTGCCTCCGTTCACGCAGTGACGCACACTGCCGCCGGGAGGGACCGATGAAAGCCGTGCGCCCGCTGATTGTTCTGATCGCCGCCGCGATGACGCTATCGATCGCGCCGGTGCCGGCTTGCGCCGACAGCTGGATGCTGCCGACGACCACGAGCTATGTCTCGTGCGGCGGTCATGTGCGGATGACGGTGGTACCGCGCGATCTGGAAAACCAGCTTCGCTATTTCAAGGACAAGGTCGAGAAGGTGGAGCCCGCCGGTCAGAAGGCCGGCGGCGTTCGCGCGCCGACGGCGCGGCTGGAACGGCGGGCGGGAAAAGGCTGGGAAACGGTCTGGGAGCGCGAGATCGTGAACGAGGTGGCGCCCGTGACGGCGATCGTTCGTGACGACGGCGCCTATGCCGTGACGTTCGATAACTGGCACAGCGTCGGCTATGGCCCGGACGTCGTGGTGATCTATGCCGCGGGAGGCAAGCTGGTGCGCGCGCTGGCGCTGTCCGATATTCTTCCTGACGACTATGTCGCTGCCTTGCCACATTCGGTGAGTTCGATCGGGTGGCGGGGCGAACCGCGCTTCTCGTCGGATGGCGAGCGGGTGCTGATCCCGGTCGGCATTCCCGGCAAGGATGAGGGCAACGGACGTGCGACGATCGAGTTTGCGGTCGCGCTGGCGGACGGTGCCGTCGCGCCGGTGGATGCCGCCGCATGGGCGTCGGCGCTGGCGGCGGGCAAGGTGGTGCGCGCGGAGCAACTTGCGGCGGAAACGGCCCGCAAGGTCGCGTTCATAGCGCCGCTGCTTGGCCCCAAAGACAACACCCAGGGCGAATGGCACGACTATCTGCGTGAGGGGGTGGCGCGCCTGATCGGCGATGAGGAGACAAGCTCGACCACGGTGTTGCGACTTCCGGACGCGAAGGATTACGCCGTGTCGGAGAAGTGGGTGAGAGAGCGGTTGACCGACCCCCATGCGGACCATGTCGCGCTGGCGTCGTTGTCGGAACCAAATCTCGTCGCGGTTCTGGGGAAGATCGGTACCAAGCTGCCTGATGGGTCGCTGTCGAAAGCGACCGTCTTTGTGGCCGTATCCGATTCCTATTGGCCGCATGTCATGACGGCGATGCGGGGCAGTGGCGCCAAGCTGGTGCAGCTTCATCCGGCAACGCCGATCCCGCAGCGCCCGGAGCGTATTGCGCGGCGCTATGGGACGGATTGACCACGGGCCGGGATTGGTCTCGTCACGACGTTGACAGGCCTGTCCACCCCTCCGCTCAGGTGGGGCTTAACGCGGTGCGGCATCTGAATTTCTGAAACGACGGGGTTCGCGCGTGGCGGACCCCCTCCACCATGCCTGCGGCATGGTCCCCTCCCCGTTCCGGGGAGGATCTTTTCGCATGGGAGAAAGACATGGAGACGAAGGCGGACGTCCTCGAACAGTCGTTCGAGGCGATTGAGGGCGCTGGCGTGCCGATGGCGCGGCCGGTGCTGGAGGGCGCGCGGACGCCGAATGGCGCGGCGTTCGAGGGCTTCCTGCGCAGCGGCGCGGGCGCGCTCGAGATGAAGGCGATGTCGGGCGCGAGCGATGCGGCCGGTGGCTATGCCATTCCGCGCGAGATCGACGCACTGGTGGATTCGACACTGGCGAGCATCTCGCCGATCCGCGCCATCGCGAACGTCGTGACGGTGGGCAGCGCGGGCTATCGCAAGCTGGTGGCGTCGGGCGGCACCCCGTCGGGCTGGGCGGCGGAAACCGGCGCGCGCGCCGAGACCGATACCGCGATCTTCAACGAGATCGCGCCGCCGATGGGCGACCTCTATGCCAATCCGGCGGCAAGCCAGACGATGCTCGACGACGGCGCGTTCGACGTCGAGGCATGGCTGGCCGACGAGATCGCCCGCGAATTCGCCCGGGCCGAGGGCGCGGCGTTCGTGAGCGGCAACGGCACCAACAAGCCCAAGGGCTTCCTGGCCTATGCCACCGCGGCGACCGGCGACGGCGCGCGTGCGTTCGGGACGCTGCAGCATGTCGCGTCGGGCGCGGCGGGTGCATTCGCGGCGAACCCCGAGGAGAAGCTGATCGACCTGGTCCAGGCACTGCGGCCGCCCTATCGCCAGGGCGCGGCGTTCGTGATGAATTCGGCGACGCTGGCGCGGATCCGCAAGTTCAAGACCAGCGATGGCGCCTTCCTGTGGCAGCCGGGTATCGCGGCGGGCCAGCCGGCGACGCTGCTGGGCTATCCGGTGGTCGAGGCCGAGGACATGCCCGATATTGCCGCGAATTCGCTGTCGGTGGCGTTCGGCAACTTCAAGGCGGGTTACCTGATCGCCGAGCGCGGCGAGACGCAGATCCTGCGCGATCCGTACAGCAACAAGCCGTTCGTCCACTTCTACGCCACCAAACGGGTCGGCGGCGCGGTGACCAACAGCGAGGCGATCAAGCTGCTCAAGTTCAGCGCCTCCTGAGGCGGAATCTAGCGCGGGGCGGGCGCGATCCCGCCCCGCCGCCAAGGAGGTGGACATGACGCTGGAAGAAGCGAAAGCGTATCTGCGCCTGGACGGGAGCGGCGAGGATGCGCTGCTCGGGCGGATGGTGGAGACCGCAACGACGCTGTGCGAGGCGTTCACCGGGACCGTGCTGGTCCGCCGGGAGTTTGTCGAGACGGTGGTGGCCGAGCATGGGTGGCAGCGGCTGGCGCATGCGCCGGTGGTGGCGATCACGGCCGTGGCGGTGGTGTCGGCGGAGGGGGAGGCCGAAGCGCTGCCCGCCGACGCCTATGCCATCGACATCGATGCCGCGGGGATGTCGGCTGC